TTCTCTAAAGATGAGATTTATCAGATTACAGGAACAAGTATTGCAGACTTTCAGATGCAGCCTATTACTAGAAAACTAGGTTGTCTGGATAAAGGTACGATACAAGAAGTAGGCGGCGATATTATTTTTCTAGCACCAGATGGTTTAAGAACAGTTGCTGGTACGGAAAGAATTGATGATATTGAACTTGGTACAGTCTCTAAACCTATTCAGAAAAGAATTAATGCAATGGGTTTCGATAACATTACTTCTCTGGTTATCAGGGAAAAAAGTCAATATCGTCTTTTTTATCCAACAACTGCTGGAATTGAGTCTAGAACATTTGGAATTATAGGAACTCTGAAAAGGAATCTAGAAGGTAACATAGGTTTTCAATGGGCAGATATTAAAGGAATTAAACCTGCTTGTACAGATTCTATGTACTTTGGAACTACTGAATATATTGTTCATGGTGATTATGATGGTTATGTTTATAGACAAGAACAAGCTGATAGATTCAATGGAAGTACATCAGATAGTACAACGGGAGACGCTATAGAAGCAAACTTTAAGAGTCCAGATATTGCTATTGGAGATACGGGCGTTAGAAAGAGTATGCAAAGAATACTTCTAAATATAGAACCGGAAGGAGAACTAGAGTTCGATCTATATATGAAGTATAATTATAATAACTCTGATACTCCTCAACCTACTGGAATAAGTATTACAGAAACAGCGGGTGTTGCTATGTTCGGTAACTCTGCTTCCACTTTTGGTACAGCGGTTTTCGGTTCAACAGGTTCTCCTATCATACGAAAATCGGTAGAAGGATCAGGATTTGCAGCAGCAGTTCATATTATTGATTCGGCAAGTAAAAAACCTTACTCAATAAGAGGGTTTCAATTTGAATATACCCCTGGAGGTAGATATTAATGGCTATTCAAGGTTACGACAAAACTTCAACATACAGTAGTATAGCTACTGGTAATGTAATTGAAGCATCTTATTTTACAAATGAGTTCGCAGAGATATTTAGTGCTTTTGCAAAGACAAGCAATACGACTTCTAGCGGACATAGACACGATGGCGGAGATGCTATGGGTGGCTATCTGTCCGTACTATCGGATAGTGATAACGATACTAAAATTACATTAGAGACAGTTAGTATATCTAGTGGAGCACCTAGTTATACTGATAGTGATACGATTACTATCGTTGCGGATGGTGCTACGATTGCTACGATTGATTCTGGGGATATTAAAGTAGCTGCTAATAAGGGAATAACTTTTGGTGATGCAGGAGAGAAGATCGAAGGAGACGGTACTGATCTTACTATTTCAGGCAATAACATCAATCTTACTGCCACCGCTGATGTTAATATACCTAGTGGGGTGGGTCTCACATTTGCAACAGCAGAGAAAATCGAATCGGATGGCACAGACCTTACACTCACAGTCGGTAGTGGAGGAGATATTAATATCCCCGCAGACATCGGTGTCACGTTCGGTAATGATGGAGAAAAGATTGAAGGGGACGGCACTGATCTTACAATTTCTGGTAATAACATTAATCTTACTGCTACCGCTGACGTTGTAATACCAGCTAATGTAGGAATTACTTTCGGTTCCGGTGAGAAGATTGAGGGTGATAGCACAGATCTAACAGTTACTTCTGGTGCAGATATTAACCTTACTGCTACGTCAGACGTTAATATTCCTGCTAATGTAGGAGTAACATTTGGTGATGACGGCGAAAAGATTGAAGGTGATGGAACTGATCTTACTATTTCCGGTAATAACATTAATCTTACTGCTACTGCCGATGTAAATATTCCTAGCGGAGTAGGACTTACGTTCGCAACAGCAGAGAAGATTGAGTCTGATGGAACGGATCTTACAGTAACTGTCGGAAGTGGTGGAGATATTAATATCCCAGCAAATATTGGAATTACCTTTGGAGATGATGCTGAGAAGATTGAGGGCGATGGTACTGATCTTACAATTTCAGGTAACAATATTAATCTTACTGCTACTGCGGATGTAGTTATTCCTGCTAATGTAGGAATTACGTTTGGTTCTGGAGAAAAGATTGAAGGAGACAGTACTGATCTAACAGTCACATCAGGAGCCGACATTAATCTTACTGCTACTTCAGATGTCAATATACCTGCTAATGTTGGAGTTACTTTTGGTAATGATGGCGAGAAAATCGAGGGAGATGGAACGGACCTTACAATTTCAGGTAACAATATTAATCTTACTGCAACAGCAGATGTGAATATTCCTAGTGGTGTTGGTCTTACCTTTGCTACTGCTGAAAAACTTGAATCTGATGGTACAGATTTAACTATTACAGTAGGCTCTGGAGGTGATATTAATATTCCTGCTAATATCGGTATGACGTTTGGAGATGATGGTGAAAAGATTGAGGGAGACGGTACAGATTTAACTATCTCCGGTAATAATATCAACCTTACAGCTACAGCAGATGTAGTTATTCCGGCTAACGTGGGTATTACTTTCGGTTCCGGTGAGAAGATTGAAGGCGATAGTACAGATCTTACTGTAACTTCAGGAGCGGATATTAATCTTACAGCAACATCTGATGTAAATATTCCAGCTAATGTTGGTGTTACATTTGGCGATGATGGTGAGAAGATTGAAGGGGATGGAACGGATCTTACTATTTCAGCTTCAGCGTTAGCTAATATTGATGCCGGTACTGATATTGTACTTGATGCAGGTGGCGGAGACATCTTCTTTAAGGATGACGGTACTACGTTTGGTTCTGCTACAAATACTAGCGGTAATTTGATTATTAAATCTGGTACTACTACTGCATTGACTTTTAGTGGGGCTAATGTTACGGGTGCTGGAACTCTTCAGGGCACTACAATTACTGCTACTACGGCTTTTGTTCCTGATGCATCTGGTGGTGCAGACTTAGGTTCAACTAGCCTAGAGTTTGGTGATCTATACATTGCAGATGACAAAAAGATTTATCTAGGTAGTGATCAAAACTTCAGCATTGAATATGATGAAGATGGAAATGACACTACTGCTATAGTGGCTTCAGGAGGTGTTTCTTTAGCTCCTCATGGTACAAGCTCTGGTAATACTACTCCTTTACAATTTCAAGAACTAGCTGCAAATGGAGCACACTATATTGGATTTAAGGCTCCTGATAGTATTTCTGCTAATGTTACATGGACATTGCCTAATGCTGATGGTTCTGCAAACCAAGTTATAAAAACGGATGGTAGTGGAGCACTAAGTTGGACAGCAGTATCTTCTGGTGCTGTTACTGCTATTAATAATGCTACAGCAAATGAGTTGGTAACTATTGGATCTACTACTTCTGAACTGGATGCAGAAGCTAATCTTACGTTTGATGGATCTACGCTTACTGTTACTGGTGCTCTTGATGTAACTGGAGATATTACTGGTTCCACTATAAATGCTGATGGAGATACTGCGGCAGGTGATAATGCTGCGATTGGATATACTTCAGCAGAGGGTATAATTATAACTGGACAGGGAAGCACGGACGATATCACGATAAAGAATGATGCGGATACGACTGTGCTAAATGTAGCAACTGGCGCTACTGATATTGAAGTATCGGCAGGTAATATCTTCTTCGGTACTGCGGATAAAGGCATCTATCTAGGGGTCACTTCTGCAACGTCGGCGAATCTTCTCGATGATTATGAAGAAGGGACTTGGGTTGGTACATTTACCGATGGTACTAATGACTGTACAATGCACGCTACTTATCGAAATGGTTATTATACTAAAATTGGCAACCTTGTTCATATTTCTGGATATTTTCAATGTTCTGCTCTTGTTAATGCTGCGGGAAGTATACATCTTGCTGGTTTACCATTTACTTGCGTAAATAATACTGCGGGTTATAGTGGCATATCTATTGGGCAATTTGGTGGCGGAGATGTAACTGCGGGTCATAATATTACTGCTCGGAATGTTATTGGTACCACCAATTTGTACTTGAGGCTTAGTGACACAGCTTCTGGCGGTAGTGACTTAAATGAGACCGAATTAACGGCAGATGGTGAAATAATTATAGGTGGCAGTTATAGAGTAGCGTAATGAATATTATTGAGAAAAATTTTAATTGGATAATTAAATGGAACAAATAACAATAAGGAGTCAAAAATGGCTTTAGAAAAAGAAATAACTTACGATTATGA